ATTCGTTGGTGGTATAGAAGAAAACGTGGCGAAAGTAGCACGTGTTTCGTTTAGTCAAGATAAGGTATTCACACCAGAGGAAAATAAAAACTTGTACAAGAAACTTTTAGCAAGCGGTGAAATGTCACCATTTGAACACGTGGCCGTGGCAATGGGTAGCCGTTACTATGATTATTCACGAACCGTTACCGGTGGTTTAGAGCATGGATGGGATAAAAATTTCCGTGGTTTTATTTCTCTTCGCACGCTGGTGGAAAACCCTTTGAACGTAGACTACGTGGAAATGGCAGTGTAGTTTTAACAACTTATTTACAATTAAAGGAAACTTTGTTAAAAACTTGTTAATTTCTAATAGATTTTAACAAATCATTAACAAAGTTTCCTTTTATAATTTATTGGTGTTTAACAACTTATTAACAAATGATGCTTTATCTTTGTTGTATAAACAAATAAGAAAAACACCATGAGAACTTTAACAAGCAGTTTCACAAGATTAGAGGAAAACACACTTTTTTCCGCTGAATTTCAACAAGCATTAACAGAAGTGCAAAATATGGTACTGGGATTAAGCCCAATGAAAGCCGAACAGGGAAAGTTATACGCAGCGGAAGCAGCCGGGGAACTTTCCGAGTACGAGGTTGACAAGCTGGTAGAAACTACCATAGTTGAGCACAAGAAATTCACGGCAAAGTTCTACAAATTGGAACTTAACGATGATGACCAAGGGCAGTATTCAGCTACCGAGGGTGCGTTTTTTGCCTCCGGTGTAGCCACACTAACAATATACTAGTAGTCACAAACAACGGGGCGAAAGCCCCTTTAAAAAACTAAAAAATGGAAAAATTAATTTTAAACCCAGTTTCAAGGGCGCACAGGAGAAACCGCCAAAGTAGAACAATTTTGGTTACCAAAACTAAAATTTATACTTTCAATGGTCAAAGTATTGACGGCGTTTGCGTTTCAGAATTAGTAGATGCAAATAAAAACGGCAAGTGGAGTACCAAAGATTATGCTGTTATTCTTGCAGAGGGTGTTTCTGTGATACACTTAAAGGAAGACTGGGAAACATGCGAATACATAAATGATGTATCGTCTGTTAAATCAATGGCTAAGGCATTAAACCTCGAAAATTCAGCACCGTCTATCGTTGCTGAGTACATAAAAAGTGAATTGCCTGACGCATGGGAACGACACCTCAGTTTCAAGAAACGGGTGGCAGCATTAGACGATGCGGGTATATCAGAAACTCTCGAGATAGAGTACAACTATGAGTTCAGGAATAATAGATGTGGGCATCTGCACTTGCTGCTTGATGAGAAAGTTTGGGATTTCAAAGAAATACCCGGAAAGCTAGTTATAAAAGAAGAAAACCATTATTCAGGACGTGGCGGAGGCGGATGCCATTACAAGTTAATAATTGATGCCAGTATCAAAGTAGAAGAACTGTACGAAAGCGATTACGGCGATGATGCCCTTGATACTAGAGGCTGGAAAAAAGAGTATAATGGGGGGTGGGTAAAAGAAGTTGTTGCCGTAAACTCAAATTCTCCATTTGCGAATTTAGCACATATGCTCAATAAAAAATAAATTAGCTTTTGAGGTTTAGTCAGTATCTTTGTGTTTTCTCTGGGATAAATACCCGGCTAAACACTAAATTTCAAAATATGAAACTAATTTTAACAATCATTTTTTCCGCCTTTTTTCTTTCAGCATACGCACCAAGTGAAAAGGTAAGCTACTCAATCATGAGTCACTACGAAAGCATAGTGCAGTACATAAAAGACCATGAAGGTTTCTCTAGTACAGTGTATAATGATAACGGTTATCAGGCCATAGGGTACGGTGTAAGGCTTTTAAACCTGAGCTACGTACCTGATACGGTGGACAAAAAAGCGGCGGAAAAAATGCTTAGAGCGGTGTTCGATAAAAACATACAGTACATAGAACACCACTACCCTAGATTACCAGAAAATAAAAAATTGGCCTTAGCTCATCTCTCATATTGTGTGGGCATTGGTACAGTGATAAAGTATAATGGAATTTTGCCGGAAAAAACATTCGGCCAAAGTATAAACCTACGTAATTTTGAAAAACGTATATGGACACAATTAGTAAGGAAGAGTTTATTGAAGCGGTTTTAAAAGGCATTATACCGCACCTGAGCACGTATGATGCTACGCATCTGCTACAGCAAGTAGAAAGCCTGTATGGTCGGAAAACCATTGAAGAAGCCATCTTATTTTTACAAATGACTTACACCGGTAGAGTATGAATGATGCAATGTTCTCAAGTAAAAAGCACGATTACGAGACTCCACCCGCCTTTTTCGATTTACTCAATGCGCAGTATTTCTTCGATTTGGATGTATGCGCAAACAAGGTAAACAAAAAATGCGAAAACTATTTTTCGGTAGTTGATAACGGACTCGAGAAAGAATGGTACGGCACGTGTTGGATGAACCCACCATACGGTCGTGAAATCGGTAAATGGGTAGCGAAAGCGGCAAGCGAAGCCGAAAAAGGGATTACCACTGTAGCGTTGCTACCTGCCAGACCAGACACGAAATGGTTTCACCAACACATCTACGGTAAACACGAAATACAGTTTATCAAAGGGCGTCTAAAATTTGTTGGTGCCCCTAGCTCAGCCCCGTTTCCTTCAATGCTCGTAATATTTCGCAAAGAATGGAAGCAGTAATAACCGCCTGTATACTGGGCACGATTTTTATAGTTTGTTTAATTGATTATACGTTATTAGATGAAAAAGACGATTGAATCAGATTTGCCGGTACACGATAAAATACGCATAGCGCACGTGCATGGTATTCGAGAATTTAAACTCATAGCAAAAAACACGCAGGAAATTGCATCTGCAAAAAACATAGCAAGTCAGCTACGCTACAAAGTAAAAGAGAGCCGAAATTGGTTTACCGGCGTGGTTACATTAAAATTCAAATGGACGTTATGAGTGATCTGAATGCACTAAAAGAGGGTAAGCTATTACAAGTAATAAACAAAGTTTGGCGTTTCCCTGATTGTGAGGAATCCTACAAGCAGCGTATTGAACGTGGTAAAATAGTGGATGTAGAAATAATTTCCGGTAAACATTGCGCTGTAGAAGATACAGGCGACCTATGGAAAATATCAAAGACGATTTACGAGTACTTTAAAAACTTAAAGAATCATGTGGAAAATACTGAATAAATTATTCGACTGGGATTACGTAGCAGTAACAGGTATTTTCAAGGGTGTGTACCGGGTAAGAACCCTACCAAGTGGGGTAGTAGTATACGAAGGTAGTGCATACACACCAATAGAAAACTGGGCAGAAGTTCTTTGGCTTACTTGCACACAGGAAAAGTATGGTTTTGTGAGGCGCAGAATGTTGGATATACAAAACCCGATAACGTCAGAGCACGCTGTATGCAAATACATACCCGGTACATCTTCAATCATGGATGTAGCGGTTGAATGGTTCGAGTCACGTTATCCCGGACAATTCAGAAAAACATCATGAAAATAATAGAGATTAAAGGCGGCAAAATAATATCAGATGGGAGACTTTGGTCAAAAGTTAGGAGAAACTTTGACTTAGGTAACCAAATACTAGACGTGTTGTACTATACTAACAAGGCATTCGAGCCCGTCAGCATTATTGTAAGTGGTAAAGATGAAACTGAGCAATTTGTCTTTGAAGTACGCCAAAAGTACGAAAATACTAACCTGAGTTACTTACTCAATTACTGTGGTATTAAATGAAAACATTACACTACAAAAACTACACGATGGTAATAGGTGAGCCAGAATGGCCACACTGTTATGTGGATGTTATAAAAAGCGATGGCAGAGGTAACGTTCAAACTCGTAAGATAGATGAACCGATTTATCCGGTATCCTACCAACATAGAGAAAAGAACATTTCATCAGGTCTTACCGTTGCTATTCCAGTGAGCAAGTATGCTGAGAAAATACCTGTTTTATTTGCCGAATTTAAAGCCTTGGTAGAAACCAGAAGAACGGAAAGACTCGAAAGGGTTGTAGAAAAACGCAAAGAACTGGCAATCGGTAGAACATACCCTAGGTTAACACATTTCGAGTTTAAAAACGTAACGGTACACATCATAGAAGATTTTCGTGGTAAGATGTGGGATGTAAAAGAACCTTATTTGGGTAAGTCCTACCAGCTATTTTTCAATAAGCGTAGATTGTACCCACACATTAACGAACCAGTAGAACACGAACTTTCCGCCGATTTTATCCTAGGTGCTTTGCACCCGGGTAGATTAGAAGATTACGGACACGTGTACCAAGATTTTTTGGGTGAGAGAAAACCTTACAGCGAAACAACATACAAAGAAGCTATAAACCTGCTACCCATGTACGAGTTTCTAGGGTATGAAGTAAAATTTCGTGGTGAGGTATTAAAAATACTGGACTTAAATTTTAAGTTCGGTGTGCGTGATTACCTCGAGTACGAGGTGTTAGGGGAACTAGATACCTGGGGTATGTTTACAGCATTACAAAACAAATTAAAATACTTATCATGAAGGAGTTTATTATTTGTGCCGCAAATTATTATAATGACGGCAAAGTTTACGAACAGCAGCCAAAAAATATAGAAATTGGTTTTGTTGTTTGTGGTAGAGGACACCATAATTGTATTTTTGTTTTTGCGCAAATTGCCGGATTTCCCTACAACGAATTTTGGCAAAATGTAAGCAATAATGAAATTCAAGGTTTTATTACTAATACAAACCGGTTCGTAAACCGAAAAGAGGCGTATCATATTGCCTACAGTGCTGATCAAATTACCGGACCAACTAAAGGTTGTCCCACGAATAACATAGGATTAACAAGTGAAGATTTATACTAAAACGCATAAAAAATGAAAGAAGAACAAACAGCAGATGCTTACGTACAACATGTATTTTCCGTAGCTGAGAAAATGCACAACGCAATACTGAGTAACCAAGCGTATTTAGACCACATAGAAGGTGAAATTCGTAAACAGGTAAAAGACCCGGAAGCCCGCACAAAATTTTTCTACCAAACGGTAGCAGAAGAAGCATGGCGACACGCAAATGCTTTCGTGGGTGTATCAAAAAACCTAAAAGAATTAGGACTATGGAAACCATAATAGTACCGGGTGGTACAATCACTTTAGGCAATAGCGATTTTAAATGCCCTAAATGCGATTTTTTGCATACTGAAAAGGATTACTACAAGCAACTAGACAAAAGCAAGTCTGGTGTAATAAAAAAGCTGTGTAAAAGTTGTAAAACGTGGTTAGGCATTACCGTGGATATGCAAAGCGATGTGCGAGTCTGGTTACACACGAAATGAAGTTTTAAAAGCTATTTAGTAAATGAGTAGCTTTTTTATTTCTATATTTGCGGTAAATACCCGTTGTATGCTCACTTCACCGCAATATTATTTCACCTCTACCGTACGTCCGATTAACTTATTCATGGCAGGTTATGGCTCAGGAAAAACCCGAAGCATGGGTGATCTTAGTTTGTATTTCATTTCTAATTTTCCAGAAATTATTGGACTCATTGCCGCAAATACTTTTTCGCAGTTAACACGTTCAACGTTATTCCGGGTTTATCAGGTATGGGAAGAAAATGGTGTTGGTGAGTACAGCGAAAACAACCCAAAGGGTCAGTACGTAATGGGTAAGATTCCGCCCCGGCATTTTAAGCGTTCGAAATATCGCTTGGATGATTATTCGAATGTAATAAGTTTCATTAACGGTGCTATAGTTTTCAAAGGTACACTGGAAAATTACAAGGCGTTGGATGGTATGGAGGTCGGGTGGGCTATGTTGGATGAAACGAAAGATACGAGAAGCGAAGCATTGGGGGTTATTATTTCCCGACTTCGTCAGCACGGTGTGTATTTGAAAGAAAATCATATCATGGAACGGGATAAAAAAGCGGGAGATTATAGCCCATTCTCAAAAACCATAACTGACTATCCTATTAACCCTCTGTACGTATTCACCGCACCGGCAAAAGAACCATGGTTAAATGCGTTTTTCCACATCTCAGACCTAAGACCAGAGGACATTAAGCCCCGCCTTTTTTCACCACCGCATTATTACCATCAGGTAACAGACCATCAGCAAATCATGATTGCAAGCACGTACACGAATGAAAAGAACCTGCCGAGTAGTTACATACCTTCGCTTGCTGAAAGCATGGGAAAAGCGTTCGTAGATATGTTTATTTACAGCTACCCGTTCTCAGCATCGGGTGGTGAGTTCTACAAAGATTTTAACCGTGAAAAACACGTTGGTACGTGTGAGTACGATCCGGCGTTACCACTTCATATAACATTCGATGAAAACGTAGTACCATACCAACCTGCCGGTGTATGGCAGACGATGGGAAAACGTGTACGCAAGATTGCAGAAGTACCGATGGAACCACCTAGGAATAATATTTTTGAGCTATGTAAAGAACTGGGTGTAAAATATGGCGGACATAAAGCCGGGGTGTTTATCTACGGTGATGCTACGAGCTTAAAACGTGATAGCAAGCAGCGATTAAATGAAAACTTCTTTACCATTGTAAGGCGTGAGCTGTACGAGTGGAAACCGGTGATGCGAATACCATTACAGAACCCGGATGTCGTACATCGGGGTAGTTTTGTGAATGCAATTTTGCGGGATAAAATATTCGGCATTGACTTACTCATAGATGAATCGTGCCGGAAAAGTATCGAAGATTACGAATTTCTCAAAGAGGATAACGAGGGTAAAAAGCGCAAAGAAATGTACACCGATCCATTAACAAAGGTAAGCTACCAGCGGTGGGGTCACTTCTCGGATGCGGATGATTACTTCTTACTGGAATATTTCAGACATGAATACAACGCATTTTTGAAAAAAGCTAAAAATAAAAATACCGAAATACAAGAAAGTGAGCAGATGGACAGAATACTTCGCCGGATGCCTACACGTATAAGTAAGAAATTTTAACAGCTTATTTACAATTTTAGGAAACTTTGTTAAAAACTTGTTAATTTCTTATAGATTTTAACAAATCATTAACAAATGATGCTTTATCTTTGTTGTATAACAAATCAGAGAACTTACACAAGGCACTGTTATAAATTATCGTAATAACGTGGTAGCGGATGATACCAATTTCGTAGTGCTTCGCCAGTACGAGAATAGATTTGGTAAGTGGACAGAAGTTTTGAACTTAGATACCTACGAAAAAGATTTTTTTACCCAGCATACAAAAACTCAGAATCTCTGGACAATAGTAAAAGAAAATTAAAAACCGGGGCGAAAGCCCCTTACGTATACGGAAAATTCAATATTGTTCGATACGCTTATAGCTGCTGAGCAGCATTTAAAAACTGATGGATACAAAAAAGTCGGGATGCGAATACACCAAAGCGTAACCTACTACGGTTACAGGAATAAAGCAGCCCACATTAAACTTCTTGCTTTGTGGAAAGACCCCAGTAGCGGAAAACAGATGTACGAAGTAACGTGGGTAGAAAAAATAATCGTGCTCGAAACAAGCGGTAAACATAGCGAGGTTTACACCGCAAAAGTTAAATTCTTTGATGGCGAAGAAGCCGCAGAATTGTACTGCGAACTGGTAAACGAACAACCTATGGCAAGTTGGTGGACTCGCGCTAAAGTGATAAAAGCGGACAAGGAATACTGGCTTGGCGAAAATGATATTTACGAACGTTCATAAAATAAAAAATACCGGAATAAACGTCCGGTATTTTTTATTTTTCGTAAAATTTTGGCAATCAGCTAAACTTTAGATTAAATTTGAGCAAATTTAATTTGCATCATGGGTTACTTAAGAATAGAGGATTATAGCAACGTGATAAGGCAAACGGATTTAACTGATATCCTAAAGGGTGACCAGTACATTCGTTCTGAGGTTGAACTTGCTGTACGTGAACAGATGGAGGTTTATCTTCGCCATAGGTACGATTTAAAGCGGTCTTTTCCCGAAATTTTACCCTTCGATATTGCAGATGTCTACCACGAAAACTCACTGGTAGAGTATACCGAAGATGCTTATGTGAATACCACAACATACGTAATTGGTGACCGAGTTTCGTACACTGCCAATATCTACGAATGTATACAAAATAGCACTGGAAATTTACCTACGGTTGTTACTCATTGGGTTTTGGTATGTGAGGATAAAGCACTGTTTTATGCGAATCGTGATACTACCGGAAATTTACCTACCGCCGCTTTTTCTGTTACCGTGGATAACGTTATCTTAGAATTAGAAGGTTGGAGACCTGCACAAACTTTGTACTTCAAGCGTGAGGATGATAGGCTTAGAATTTACCTGAGCAGCGCAGACCGTACCGGTGGTACTGATTACGTATGTGAAATTGAGTACGATGAAAGGCCACTGGCCATACCCTCTCGCCGCCTTGTTTTTCCCGGCATAAATGCTGAAATTGAATTTACTGGTTATGTAACCATTACAAAAGCAATCGCAGATTTAGCGGAATTTGACGCTACCAGTACCGGGTATTTCACAAAAGGTGATAACAGAAATCCACTTGTAAAGCGGTTAATGGTTAAAATGTGCGTATATGAATTGCACAAAGTGATTAACCCGAGAAACATACCGCAGATGCGTGTGGATGATTACAGCGAAGCCTTAGACCTGCTAAAAAGTTTCGCAAAAGGTGATACCACTATAGATCTACCTTCATACGAGAAACAAGAAGCAAAAGGGCAAAGAATACACTGGGGCATTAGCCCTAAAAGCAAATACAACTGGTAATATGAGTTTACTAAGCAGAATAAAAAGTGTGTTCGTGGTTGAACCCGCAGCACCGGAAAAAAAGCCAAAGCGTAGAATTGGTGATAACGTTGTAAGTTTACCATTGTCTAGGTTGCGTCAAGATATAGCATCATGGCGTAATGGTGTGGATATGGCCGAGAACAAAACCGGGTATGATAGGTTTGATTTATACGAATTGTACAAGGAAATAAAAGATGATGGTCAGGTAATTGCTACCACAGGTTCTCGTACTGATAACATCACTTTGAGCGATTTTTCTATCTACGTCGGTGACGAACAAAACGATGGGGCGCAAAATTTGTTTGAGCAACGTTGGTTTTTTGACTTTCTGAAATACAGTGTAGAATCATTTTTCTGGGGCGCAAAAATCGTTCAAATTGATAGCATAAACCCTTTGAAAATTTCATGCGTACCGGATGAAAACGTGGCAGTGGAATACGATGCCGTAAAGAAACTAGCAACCGGGGGCGTGAGTTCTGGAAACTTAGTGACATACGTAGGTAACGAGTACGAACCTCTGACGATACCGGTATATAATTCTCAGCATGACTTAGGTATTTTCAACGCTGTAGCACCGTATTACTTATGGAAAAAAGTGTTGGGTGCATGGTCTGAATATGCTGATAGATTTGGTATGCCACTTCGTGCAATACATACCGATATAGATGACCCTGAGAGAGTAAAACACGCACAAGATATGCTCGAAAATATGATAGGTAGTACCTATGCTATTTTTCACATGGATGACAGGTTTGAAATAAACCAACTACCCGGACGTGAGGGTTTTCAAGTGTATGCAAAACTTATTGATTATTGCGATAGTCAGATAGCAAAAATAATGCTTCGTCAGACCGGTACTACAGATGAGAAAGCATACAGTGGATCATCACTGGTACACGCTGATGTGCTAGGTTCCCTTGCGAAAAGCGATAAAAAGTACATTCAATACCTGATAAACGATACACTTATTCCTAAACTCGTTGGTTTGGGAATCGTGCCGATGGGTACACGTTTCTACTGGGATTCATCCGACAACGTGTCTACTCTTGAGAAGGTAAACATCATCCAAATATTGACTAATTCCGGGTATAAAATACCTGCCGAATATGTAGAAAAATGGACTGGGGTAGAAGTTGAACACGTTGAAGAAGTTGAACTGACTGAAATCGAAGAACCGGAAGAAACTACCGCTATCATGGATGTAGAAGATTATATGCCGGGGACGATGCGTAAAAAAAGCCTTGGGATGGGTATTAGTATGTTAACGGTAATGAAAGACGGTGTAGCAACGCCTAGAGCCTACAAGTTTGACCCGAAAATTTTTAAACCTGCTGATGTGGAAAATTATTTACGTACACATGGCATAAAAGCAACAGATGTATGGCACGCACAATAGCAGTTATTTACAACGCACTTATTTCCGAGAAGGAAACCTTCAGTACACTTAGCGGTTTAGCACCAGTTGGTGATACGTATACCACTTTTTTGCGAGATTTAAACACCACTAGCAAGGCTGCCGTGTGGCGTATGCTTTTGTACGTTGTTGCCGTTGGTATACACATTCAAGAAGTGTATTATGGTCTTTTCATTGAAGAACTTGAAGCCCTTAGACCTACCCTAATTGCGGGAACAGACCAGTGGTATATAGATCAGGCGAAAGAATTTCAACTTGGTGACGCTCTCACGTGGAACGGCTCTCAATTCGTATACGCTACGGATGATGCCACCAAGAAAATAGTAACTTTTTCCGCTGCCGAAACTGTTGGAAATGTGTTAAACTTGAAAGTAGCAAAGGGCATAACACCAACAAAACTTTCAGTGGGTGAGTTATCAGCATTTACAGCATACGCAAATGAAATTGGTTTTGCCGGCACAGAAATAAACGTGATAAGTACCGATGGTGACCAGCTGTGGTTAGAGGCGAATTGTTATGTAAATCCTCTGTTAATAAATTTGGATGGTACTAGCGTTGCTGATGCTTCACTGGTGGTAGAAGATGCTTTGAACAGCTACTTAGCAAACTTGAATTTTAACGGTGTTTTCTCACTGTTTGAGCTATACAATTACATGAATAGTATATCAGGTGTGACTAACTTTGTGGTGACCGTAGGGAACGTAAAAGCAGCTACTTCGCTTGCGTATACAGATTTGCTTATTACCTCGAGTCGGAGTTATGTACCTTATGCCGGTTATTTAATCGAAGACCCTGTAAACCCTTATAATATAACGTATTATGCGAGTGTATGATATAGATTACGCAAAACTTTTTGCCGGACTTTGGCCGTGGTTTATTCGTGGTGCAAC